AAGTCCGTCAATGGACTTGGTAAGGCTTTTGCGAAATTTTGAGATGTCAAAAGCCTTACCCATATCAGTCGTCCCTTGGCATTTCTGTAGCTTCTTGTACTAGAGCAGCCAGTTGTGATAAATCGGAGACCATAATTTTTGCAGATTTATAGTCACCATCCTCATCACGACCTGAGATTTCAAACAAATAGCCGTTGTCATACATATTGACAGCGAATGATTCACTTACCTTGGCAAGTTTATCGCCAATCGAAGAGATTGATTTTTTGGTCATAGCAATCTCCTATTAAGTTGATTGACGTTTGCGAATCATAGCAATGATGTCTGCGGCACGGCCGCTGGCTTCACTGCCCGAACTAGCGTCGGCTTCAGCTTCTGGTTCTGCAGGCTTTGCGGCCACTGCAGGTTTAGATTGTGCTACTGGTGCTTCATATGCTACTGCTTCTTCGTCATCAGTTGATGCCGCTACTTTACCGGTACCGGTAGCACTACCGCCACCGCCCATGCCTGCTGGTTTGAAGTATTGACCCCATTTGTCCATGTCAAATGCTTCGCCATCAACTGATGCTTCAAACATTTCTTTCATGACTTTAAGTTCAACTGCACCTGGTTTCTTAGGCAGGAAGTCACTGAGTTTGAACAGATTATGCTGGTTAATAGCATCTTGTTCAGCTTGATTTAGAGCACGTTCACGTCGAGCCCAGTTGCTGGTGCTGTAGTCAGCATAGCCACCTTTACTGGTTTTAATGATCTTAAAGTCCAAGCCACGAATGTAATCGGTGGGCAGTTCTTCAATCTCTGCATCCATCAGTGCGTTCTTAACAATGTTAAAGATTTGGCTACCAATGATAAATCGACGGATGGGATTTTCCGGAGTCTTGTCCTCTTGATACTTGCTATCGACCACAAACCCTTGGAAAAGATATGACTTCTTTTTCCAATAACGACGGCCCATTTCTTCCAAACTCTTGTCTTTAAACCAAGGACGAACCTCAGACAAGATTGGGCAAGTTTCTCCCCACATCTCCATACAAGGAACTTGTACTTGAACAGGTTTGCTATTGGTTTCGCCTTTGACGCCAGCAAAGGGTAGTTTAATTAGGTTACGTTCAACCCAGAAAAAGGTGTTGTTAGGATCTGCATCTGGAAGGAAACGCACTGTTACAGTCGAACCTTCTGGGATATTCCAATGTGGATAAATTGCGTTGTCTCCGCCACCTGTTCCGGTGTTTTGTTGCGAAGATGCTTGAAGTTTTGCACGAATTTCAGCCAAAGTTGCCATAATATTTCTCCTTGATGTTATGCCTTTGTTATGCCATTCCTTTTAGCCCACTGACTAAAAGAAAAAAGTTAGCATACATGTATTGTATGCTAACTTTATTTATCTCGCAACCACTAAAGTGTCCAGATTATTTTTTCATACCTGCCAATTTGAGGATGCTTTCCATTTCGTAATCATGCCCGTGTCGTTGCTTCCACATATGAGTCATTTTGGACATGGCCTTTTCTGCCACCTGTCTAGCCGCTTCAGCAACTTCATCACCGTAGTTTTCTTTAACATGTTTTTCTACATCAGTTAAAATGCCTTCGTGTCCGTTAAACGCTTCCATATTGGGATTATCTCGATTGAACCGTGTTTTTACCATTTCTACAACTTCTCTAGCCATTTTCTTAAAATCACGGGATTCTGCTACAGGTTGCTCCTGATCCGGTGCTGGTTCTGTAGCCGCCGGCTCTGCAGGTGGAGTTTCTCCCTGGGGTTCCTCTCCACCGGCATATGTGGTTAATAGTTCTGTTAGGCCTGGATATTGTTCTTGATTTTCTGGTTGTTGTGCCCATGGTAACAATACTTCTTTTACAGGATCTGCTGTTGAATCAATTCTTGCCTGATCTTTGAGATTTTGTTCTAGTTCTGGATCTTGAATTCCGTGTTCGTTAAAGAACCGTACGGTTTCATCAACGCTGACTTCGTCTGCTAACGACAACGGTTGTGGCAAAGCCTCCATGGCAGCAGTTAGTTGTTCGATGTCGAACACATTCTGTTCCATTGCTTCTGCCCATTGTTCAAATTCATTGAATATGTCTTCTTTTACAGTTTCTTCTATATCATCTTCTTGTTCTTGTTCTTTGACAAAATCTTCTAATTCTACTTTATTAGCCTCCTGCATTATGCGATGAATTAAAGGAAAAAATTGTGTTAATTCTTCTTGGAAATTTTTCTGTGTAAATTTGCTCTTGTAATCTTCCATAGTAACGGCGTCTAATTCTAGTCCATCGTCCATAGGTTGTTGTTCAGTAAATTCACTGAGCCATGATTCATAATGATGACGTTTGCCTAAAGCAGCAATCTTTGCTTTTAGTTCTGTAAGTCGGCCTATGGCCCTTTCTGTTATTCCTGTTGCATCGTCGTGCAGTGTTTGATGTTGTATTTTACGTTGAAATTCGCTTAGTTGTGCAATTTGCTCGCTGATGCTGATAATGGCCTTGCCTGCTGGATCGTGTGGAGCACCACCATGATCTACGTGTTGAGCCATGGCAAATGCACCTGCTGGATGTATAAAAGGATATTTAAAACGCTCACCGTCTCTGTTCTGAATAAAAATTGCCTTGATGTTTTTACGTTGGCTACGAGCACCTGGATATGTTTCTGATACTGGATTATGATGTCTCATAATAACCTCTGTACGGCCCTTGACCGCACGACTGGTTTTCTTTGAGCTTTTATGGTTCCATTGGCTTTCATTCATTGTTGTCATAGTTTCTTCCTTGGGCCCCTGTGTTTTAGCAAGGTGTTGAAAATCATTTTTGTCAAGATTGGTTTTGGCAATGTCTCTGGTGTCAAATCTCAATAGCCTACGCATGGCAAAAAATCTCATTTCTTTAAGAAAATCATACCATAATTGTTTGCTACTGTCGTCTTCACCTTCTGTGATACCTTGACTATAATAGACTTTAAGACTGCCTAAATCGTTTAAGCTGATGCTAACTCGCCCTAGATCTACTCCTTCTCTGACGAAGTCAAAATCAAAAAAACGTGCTGCTGTTGGTTCGATGGTCACTGCACCAGTCTCATCCCCCATTTCTAGGTTACTGAAACGGCTGCGAATTTTGTCGAATAGATCTTGGCTGATAATTTGTATAGGCTTCATTGCATTATTTATTAAAAATTGCTGACATAGATGGGCAGGGGCATGATCCATTCATCGTCGCGTTCTTCCCGCATCTTGTCATAGATGGCAGGATCCCATTCTTGCAACATGATAACCATTCTTAACGCTAATAATAGACTGCTGACAAGATCGTCATGACTGCCCGCTTTGCCTTCAAAACTGATGCCTTTAGCCACATAGGTTTTTAACTCACTGATCAATGGCTTGCTGAATAATTTAAGTCTGTCACTTTCGATCAAGTGTTTTAATTTGGCACAGATGGCAATTTTACTACTGTGTGTAGTATTGAACCCTTTTCGGAACCGCCTTATGTGTCCTTTCTTAATGGGCTCGCTCAAAAACAGCCCAGGTATACTTTGTTCCCCCAATTCGTCAATGGCCACTAATGCTGCTTCACCTACTGCATTATTTTCTACGCTGTAGTAAATATTGGCCTGTGATCCGTGCTTGGTACACTCGTCATTGATATAATTACAGAGGTCTCTCAAGATTCTAACCTGTCCCTGAATAGGAGTCAGGTTATGTTGCCATTCGGCTACCTGTTCAAAACTGGGTATTTCCAGTATTTGTATAGCAGCAGGATCGCCACCTGTACCTAGACTAGGGTCTAGTGCCACTATATAACTAGAATGGGTCTTGATCCGTTTATACCATCGAGCCTGCCCCATCTTCATAAAAGGATCTCGACCTTCTAGAGTAGACAACTTAATGCTATTAATTAGTGTTTCATCAAATACAAGAAATTCAACTTCGTGTTCTCGTCTAAATCGTTCTTCCCCAATACGACTACGTTCGACCTCGGCCCATTTTTCATCACGTTCGGGATGCTCACTCCAGTGTGCTTTAAACGGAAAGAATCCATTGCGACCGATCTTGGCTTGGTTACCATGTTCATCAAACCTGTAATTGGCTTCTTTCCAAATCTGTGCAAACTGATCTTCGTCACTATTTGGCGTTGATGTAATAATTGCTTTACCACCAGTAGCCAGTGTAGGACTGATAGAAGTCCAGAATTCAGTGGCCACATTAGGTGGAACAAATGCAAACTCATCAGCATACAGCAGGCTCAAACTCATACCACGACCAGTTGTTTCAGTTGTAGTCTGTGCTACAATACGTGATCCATTGTCAAATTCTATACTCTGTTTGTTATAACTGGTGGCACCGCAGCGAATATGATCAGGACACAGCTCGTAGGCATATCTCACACGATTCATAATCTCTTGAGCACCTGTATATTTGTGTGCAGCAATTAGTATGGTACTGTCAGGAATGAACATGGCAAACCACAATAGGTAACCTGCTGCGGTAGTAGTCTTACCTGTCTGTCTAGGCAGTAGATTTACATTAAATCTATGATCGTGATAACTGTCTATTAATCTACGCTGATACTCAAATGCTTCGTACCGAAGTTGCCCTTTAACTGGATGCTGTATATAGAAAAAGTTATCTAAAAAATAATGAGGACCGGTTTTGGGATCACTACAGGCAACAAGATCATCAATTTGCTGTTGATTAAATTTTTGCTGGCTGTGAGCGGTTTTTACCAGTTTGGTTTGTTTTATAGCCATATTTTTATTTACGTAAAAAAAGCCTCCGAAGAGGCTTTTTTGTACTTGTTTTGATTTTGTTAAACCTTAGGTGTAACCTTGCCTGTGGTGGGGTTTACATGATCGCCTTTGCTGACTTTTTGTCCAGGCTTACAGTAAACTTTTTTGTCAGTTACAGGATTAATATAGTAGTCACATCTTTCATCGGTTGCTGGGTTAACATCATTACCAACCGATTTGACACGGTATTTTGCTCCGCTGTCACCTTCCGCCACACCTTGCTCTGCTATTTTGTCACCAGGAACATCGCCTTTCATCTTAATAACACTTTTAGCACTGTGTCCTGCGGCAATGCGTTTGGCATCGGCATCATCTTTGGCAATGAACTTTTTTACTTGTCCATTTTTCAGCATCATTTCGTACTTTTGTGTCTTGCCTTCGCCTTCCGCCACACCTTCGGTCATAAACTGTTTCCAGTCTGCCATCAACTGATCTTCCATTGTAACATGTGCCTTGGGCATATTACCGTCCATACGATCACCCTGCACTGAATTCTTATTTAGATCACCGTGACGTGTTAATGCACTGTAATCTTCCGTTTCTTCATCTGGGCTGTTGTCATAAACTCTGTCGTCAGACTCGTCAGTTTCTTCTTCGTCGCCTGTAGAATTTAGTTTGTCCATCATGCTACGCATGAGACCGTTTTCATCATCTCCGCCATCCGTACTGACTTCTGCAGGAGGGGCCATATCTACTGCAACTGCATCTACAGGCATGTTGTCAGCATCTGGTTCTGCATGACCGCGACCCGCTAATGTCATAATATCCCGAAGCATGGTGCTTAATTCATCACCACTATCTGCTGTGATATTGATGCTGGCAGGAGTATGATGATCCATGCCGCCTGTCATCATGCCCATAGGACCACACTCTTCTAGAGACACACTTTCGTCTAATGCCTTGTGGCCTTTATGATCACTACAATGACTGAATCCGTCTTTGCGACCAGCAATTTTAAATTTATCACCGCAGCTGGAGCAACTGACAGTGCCGGACTCTTCTTTAATTACATTGGGATTGCTGGCGTCTAATTCGGCCAATCTTTTTACGAGATCGATCATATGCATAATTTTATTTCCTTGGATCGGGTGCTTGTGTCATTACTGAATTTGTATTAACGTCTGCATCTGTATTGTATTTTGCTGCTGATTCAGTAGGAATTTGTTCTCCACGTGCCTTACGCTGTAGCTTCAGGATATCATTTAATTCTTTGACAAATCCACTGTTATACTTGTCACCGTAATAATCTTCAAATTTAGCATTAGGTGCTTCACTATATTCGGCGTCGTCTAACAAAGCACCTTTACGCGGAGCTTCTTGTTGTTGATATTCTTCTGTGGGCTCTCCCGGACTTCTCACAACTAAATGCTTTTTATTGATTTTTAAACTGTCGCTGAGATATTCAGTTAGCTCGTTTTGAGTAGTAGGATAATTTAGTACTACTTCGTAGATATTGACTTCACAGTTTTTAACCTGCGGAAAATCTAGGGGTAGTTCTTGAATAGGAGTTTTGCCTGTCTTTTTAAATCCACTTATTTGAAATTTATCAAGGCTGGATTTTAACAGAGTTTCTTGCTCTGTAGTCATATCCCCGGCGATTTTTACACGAAAATCGTAGGTCTTTTTGCTTTCTGTAAGGTAGTCTTTAAATGATTTCATAACTTTATTTATTCAAAGATTTAAGTTTTTCCAAGATGCTGTTACGATCACTGATAATATACCCCTCTCCTTCGATGGTATTGCTTTCAGGACCTGCATGTTTTTTGTCTATTGCCAGCTTTTTTAGCTGTAGTTCGACCATTTTTAGCTTTTTATCAATTTTAGCACTTTTGGCAGTGATTGCTGCGTTCATCATTTGTGCAGCAACTTCAAACATTTTACCACCGTGTCTAGGATCTACATTCATACCTAGATCCATTAAATCGTCATAGGCCTGTTCTGCTTTACCAGCTAGTGCATCTAGTTCTGCATCACTGATGTCTCCTAAGCCTTTTACTCTTGGCAGTGCTGATGAAATTTTATCAAATTCTTCAAGTTGCTCTTGCAGATTGACTGCATTAACGGGCGTAGCATCTACAGGAGTAGGACCAATAAGGGCTTCTTCAGCACTGCCAAGATCAAACAATTTTTCTAATTTTTTTGTCATGAAGATATTTACCTAAATAGATCATGCTCGTTTATAACTCTAAACTTTAGCCCTTGATTACGAGCCCATTTTCCTGCAGCCTGCCATTTGGCCATGTTCTTTACATACTGTGCTTGATTATAGACATTTTTGCCTACCCGTTCTTTTAGCATTTGATTTGCTGGTTTAATCTCAACTAGTTCAGCATGTTTGCGTAAATTTTTATCGAGATACACAATAAGAAAATCAGGAACATACACGGTCTGTTTGCCCGTTAATGGATCTCTGTAGGGTATCTTTATGCTCTCACTGGACCATTGTTGTACGCTGGGATTATTATCACAAAACATCATAAATGTATGTTCCCAACTGCTTCTATATCTAGGAGCACGATTCCCTACATATTTTTCCGGGTTTTGTATTTTATATATGCCCTGACTGTATTTTGATGTCATGCCATTATATTTCTTTCTATCTCCGGATTCATTTGACGTTTAGCAGCATATCCGAGACTGCTAGTTTTAAATCTATTATAATTGAGTACTTCAGCCACTAATCCTGATATATCCACATCTTCAAGCCCTCGTAAGGTATCTAAAATGGTCATAGGATTATATCCGTCTTGTTTTGCCTGCATAATGATAACTTCGCTGATCATTTCAGCAGCAGTATTATCAAAATCTCTGCTGGTAAAAAATCCAACCGTTGCTGCGTATATAGCAGGATCTATCCCCATTGGAATGCTTTGATATTTTTCAAATTTATTAACAGTGCTGTTTTTGTTATCGAGATTGAAGGGTAAATTGGTGTAGTTTAGACGCATAATAAGATTTATCTTTTAGATGGAAAAACTATAGCAGCCGGATTAATACGTAGCTTGCCGTCAACACTGGTGTTGAGTCCTTTAAAGATGTTAATTCCTACACCTCCAGGTAGTTGAAATAATCCGGGGACTGCTTGTGTGCTGGGAGGATCATAATACTTACCTGCACCGCTATTAGTTGCGGCCTGTAGTGCAGATGATGCGATGGTATATCCCACAGGACCAGATCTACCTAATCCATTTTTCTGCAGATAGTTTTTGGCCAATACTCCGGCTACACTAAGGAATGGATTATTAACTGTGTTTGGTGGATTGATTACTCCATATTGATTGTTTCTACGAGTGTCAAACATTGGATTATTGACCTGTCTAGAGCTTTGTCGACCCCCGTTGTCTTGCATACGATTACCGGGCCTATAAAAGGCAGACCCCGGTATTTGATCGAATATAGCCGCATTACCAGGACGCACATCAGTATTTTTATTATACCCAGGATCGTTAACGGCGGTCCCTCCTGTTTTAATAGGGCTTTGTCCAGGATCATAAAATTCGTTAACAAATCCCTTTAGCTTACTATTATCATTCCCTCTAATATACAATACATTTTCATAGACTACTGTCATACTATTCTGCATCATCTTAGTACTATCTGATTGGCTGGCAGTATCGTGTCTCCATTCTGATATTTTAGGATTAATTAGAGAGATCAATGTATGATCTTGAAGTGTATGGTGCATCATATAGATGTCTATTCTTTCAATAAAACTTTCCGGAACTTGATTATCATACATACCATATTCATAATCTGTAGGGCCATATTTGGTGTCAGTAAACTGTCTAGGAATATTAGTATTTCCGCCACTGTAATTACCATCTGCAATTAGACTTTGATAATAAGAATACCAAAGGTCGTTAGTTATGTCAGCATTATCGTCGTGAAAATCTATAGTAATGGGACTATAAGTTAGCTTGGTATTAATCTGAGTTTTTCTATTATATTGATTTACCATTTCGGTTTGAACAGTAAATTTTGGCAAATCTATTTTTTTAACATAGACACCTATGTTTTTATCCAGCGTTCCTACTACTGCTTTTTGATTTATTTCGAATTTAACATAGTATAAAAAACCGTACTTTGGTGCTCTGACCTGATGATCGTCGGCATAGAGTCTGGCAGCATGCCTATAATCGCGGAGATTATATTTTTCTCCATCAAGGTTGGTCTGATATCCTAACGATAGATAGTTATTGGTCTTACTCATACGAATATTTAGTCAAATAAAAAGCCCAGGTTTTTACTGGGCTTTTTACTGGTTAAACTAATTATTAACCGCCAGTTGTTAGGCCTTGTGCGTTTGCAGGACGTACAATTCTTCCAACATTTACACCAATACCGCTGGCTGCTCCGCCAGGGGCTTCTAGTTGGATAGCATTGTCGTACGTAATACTTAGAGCAATATCCATTACTTCGTTGCTGTTGTAGTCGCCTTGAGCATATGTGGCCTGCTTGATAAAGCAACCTAAAAACTCAAAACTTTCAAGAGTCACTGGCTCAAATCCACCGTTTCCGCCGTCTAGGATTTCGACACGCATTCTGAATTTGTAATCAATACCAGATTGGGCACCGGATTGCTCGAAGAAATCAAATTGCTTCTGCATCTGCTCTCCGATTTTTCTACTTACTACTCCACTGGCATCATCTCTAACGGTTAACTTAGCATCAGCAAAATTGTGCTTACCTAGAATTTTCACTGTGCTGTTGTAAACAGGCAGTTTAATTTCTTCAAAACTTACGTCAGGTCTAGTAGCATTCATTACCTGCTTGGTTAATTCTGTAGTAGGTGCTCCAGCAACACCAAATCCGTCTAAAGTAACGCGAAAGCGATACTTTAATTTTGGCATCAACAAGCCCTGTGTAGAGCTTGCTTGACTTCCGGCAATGGGTACTGTAAAATTCTTTAAACTTGCAATTGGCATTGAAATGCTCCTTAATCTTTTTTATTTACCTATTAAAGTCCGGCTGCGATGTCGCCTTTATTCTTCAATCGCAATGGAATATAGATGAATTCAACTGCTTTAACTGGCTCGATGGCAATATCCATATAAAGTTCACTTCTGTCAATTCTTGCAGGAGTGTTGTTGGTTTCATCACAGACCACAATGAAGTCATAAAGAGCACGTTGGCCCAACAACTCAAGTAACAGACTCTCAGCTGCCGCTTTGATTTCTCTACGTGTTTGTGCATCATTAGGTTCGAACAAGAACGGTCTTGCTAAAATATCTAGTTGTCTACGTAGATATGCTACCAGTCTTGCAACATTGATTCTGTCTAGACTGCTGGCATTTTTAGCACGAGTACGCTGACCGTATGCTATTAGACCAATTCCAGTTAAACTTGAAATAGGATTGATCTTAACGTCGTCTAACACATCACGGAGAGCCTGGGGAACTGAGGATGTCTTAAATTCTCCTTCGGCAGTAATGTATCCTACGCTGGTAGCATTATCAACTGTTCCTCTGCGAGTACCAGCTGGTGCAAACCATGGATAGCTCTTTGCATCGCTGTTGATAAAGGTTCTCAACATCATGTGACTTGGAGGAACAACAATGTTATTTCCAGTATTGTCAGTGGTATATCCACTAGGGTAATACATGGCCATGTATTCATCATAGGATACTGCCCCTGCTTCTCCATTGTCGAGAGCCACTGCGGTATTATTTCCGTAGTTGCTGAGTGCTGTTCCAGTTGGGGTCAATCTAAACGGAGTATCACCAATAACAAATCCGGTGATTCCTCTGTCGGTATTAAAGTTGACCATGTTGGAAATAAGCTCTGGATACCCAGGACATAGAATTAGGTTAAAATTCAATGTGTCTGTATCTCTTGCCGCAACACTGGTGTCAACTAATGTTTTTAGAGCTTTTACTACTACCTGACGCTGTGCCTTTCTTCCAAATACTCCAGCACCTGTGTCGTCTGTTGGGTATTGAGAGACCCAACGATCGACAGCATAGTTAGACATAGATTCTCCATTTCTAACATTATATCCGCTATTGGCAGTGATATCAATATATCCTGTGACATATTTCTTGACATTAAATCCGCTTCTGCGAGTGTTCCATAGTCTCATGCCTTTTGGATACAGCAATGGATCAGGTGTATCTGGATCAACATAATTGCTGGATCTTAGATCGGATATTGAACTAGCAGTTAATGTAGTACCGGTTGTGGCGTATCTAGCATCAGCAAATAACCATCCAGTTGGGCTTGATTGATCGGTTGTATCTTGTAGGACCCATTTATTACCGGTAGTTTGAGTGGAATCATAGACATAGATGTTTTGACCATACATTTCTAAGTCACTGGTGTCGACCCAAATGTCGCCTGTTACTAAAGGATTCCCGTCGCTTTGTTCAGTAGGCTCTGTTGCCATCACAATAGGACCATTTGTGTCAGATGCTGGGAAAGCACTAGCATAACTTACCCAATAGGTACCAGAATTATAAAGAATGTCAATTTGATCTACTACGTTGCTGTACCATAAAGTACCATCTGCTGGATCAGTATAAGGAGCATCTGGTCGAGCCTCGTAGGCTAAAGGTTTCCAATTAGTAACCAACAGATCTGTAGTTGTATTGCTGGTAAATGTATAGACGTTAGCTGTTCCCATCAGTGTGTTCATACTGTAAGGTGTAATTCCTAACAGCTCTTGCGTAACTGTACTGATAGCAGTAATTTTGATATCACCGCCTAGTTTATGATTCAATGTTAAAATCCCAGATGCTGTGCTAAAGCTGGCAGTAACATTAGTTAAAGTAGCAGCAGCACTAATTGCACTCGGAAGTAACGATCCTAAAATAGTAGTAGCATTGGTGGCTGTTACTCTAATAGTAGTAGATGCAGTCCAGGAAGCACGATTGGCTCTGCTTTCTGCAATGTCAAAGGTGTATGTGGTTCCGTTGCTGGCATATGTAGTCACACCCTCAGTAACTACTGATGTTGTACCAGCTTTGTTTCTTCTCCAAATTTTGAAGTTGGCAGTTTCAGTCGTTGAATCATCATAGTTGCTGTCGATAAACAATGTACCAACTGTGATATTTTTACCACCGCCTGTTGAATCTAATGTATATGTTGCTGTCTGAACATTATTATAGATAGGAGCAGTAATTTTACTCCAGCTCATAGTAGTACCGTTCCAGTATTTGATAGTCCAATTTGCACCATTAGAAGGAGTAGTACTGGTAACCCAAACACTACCGGTTGCTGTACTGGCGTTGTAAATAGGATATGTATAATGCGGGCTAATTTGTAAGAACTTGCCGCCGTTAAACCCATTAACTACACCTGTCCATACATTGCTTGTGGTTTTATAGTAGAGCTTATTGTTGTTGTCGTTCGTGACAACCATGCAGTAGTCTCCAATTTGGCCAATGCTGGTGTCGGGTGCCACTCCATTAAAGCTGTTACCTGACGAAGTGTCATCAAGAACAATTGGTGTTTTAACTGTAAATTTCTGTGTAGAAGTATTCCATTCTTTGATACCAAACACACTACCTGCTGTGTCAACCCAATAAGTACCGGAGACTGGATCTCCTTCAGGAGCACTGCTTTGTGGAGCAAGTTGTGCTAGATCAAGATCTGCTCTGACTACATATGAACGTGAACTGACTCCTAAGCTGCTGTAAGCGGCTTGAAGTCCGTATTCGTTTAGTTCGTTAGCATGCAAAGGATTGCCGCTAGAATCTGTATAAAATAAAGGAGTTCCAAAAGTGTCTGTTAAGTCTCGTTGGCTTGTGATTAACCAAACTTTTCCAGCATTTGCTGAGGTTGTGCCTGCGGCAACAGTGCCGCTAGGGTTAGTTTTGTCTTGTGCAGACGCAATAAAAATCATAGGGCTAGTGCCCGGAGCTGAAGGGGTATAGAAGCTTTCGTCTATGACTGTTACGCTTACGCCTGGTGAATTCAGTGTGGCCATTATATAGATCTCCCAAATGGATTACTTTCGATTATTTAGCCACTAGAGACAAAAATCTCCTGGTTAAATACATATGAAAAGGGCACGAAAAGGGCTTAACTATGAGGCGATTATGTAAGAAATGCCAGCAAAGGCCAGTAGCTATCAATTATCACAAAAACGATCGTGTTTTTTATAGGTCACAATGCGATCATTGTACAAGGAACAGAAAAGAAGGTATACCTTTATGGTCTCGTGCGGGTTATAAGAAAAAACCCGCATGTGATCGATGCGGATTTAATTCTCGGTATCAGGAACAGTTCAATGTGTTCCACATAGACGGAGACCCTAAAAACTGTAGATTCTCGAACTTAAAAACAGTATGTGCTAATTGCCAGCGAGTATTAGACAGGCTCAAGCTGCCTTGGCGTCAAGGTGATCTAACCCCTGATTTTTAATGATGGTTTCTAGTTGAGAAAACAGATGATCTACAGTGCTGTCATTATTAATAGTATGATCTATTTCGCCACCGACCCAAGAAATTTCGCTTGAATGAATTTCTAGCTGCTCTAGTTTTCGTCTGCTGCTGGCCCAAAGCATATTTCGTATTCCTTGATTAAATGCCAGAGCATCGTCGTACCATTCTGGTTCTGGTCCTCTTTTAATTCTTACCACAATGCCGCCGGCATTATGAATGGCAGCTATTTCATTAGGAAAGCGAACGTCACTGATAACAATGCTGTCTCGAGTTTTACGCATTTTATTTTCTAAACTGGCAATCCAAATATCGTCGTGAAATCCCTGACGGCATACTTCGGTGCCCCAATGCTGTAATACCCACCTAGGAGTTAAAGATGGCAGTCCTAATCGATCGGCCCACCATGAGTCAACCTGTTCTCGCCATTCTCGTGCTTCTGTTGTACGTCCTTCGATCAGTGTTCTATCCCATCCAAACACTGCGGAGACTGCATCTTTAAGTGTATTTGCAAAACTGTCTCGTCGAAATCCATGAAGGTTAACCAAATAATCTGCTGCTGTGTCTTTGCCGCTGCCAATGAACCCACAGAAACCGATAATCATACATCACTCCTTAAGATAAGAATATTGTATTACAATCTAATTAAAAAAACAATCTCAATTTAGCCAATTACCCAGGTCAGCGGAGTCCCACCGTCTTTATAGTTGATTAGATCTAGTTCAAGTGTTTCTATTTCGGCTTTACCTTCTGTTTTTAATGCAGTTCCGTTTAGGCTTGTGCCGCCTTGCGGACTGGCGATTTGATTAAATTTCTCACGGGCTTCTCCTAGCATGATTTTGCAGGTTGCTAGGGCATAGTCTCTAAGCCATTGACGAGCAAAAGGATCTTGCAGCATATTAAAATCTGGTCTGTGATTGTAGAGCCAAATCAATACTTCTTCTTCACTTCTGGGACGCTGCATTATGGTCAGTTTTTTTGTAGTTCTATTGAAAGTAAAATTAATCTCACTTCCAAACATTTTACCTACCTGTTTTTGATAGCTGGCAAATGCATAATAGGTAGCTAGTCCCCCCATATTTGTTGCGGTCAGCAAATAGGTATTGGAGTAGGCTAGGTTAAACGGTTCAAATAACGTGCCACCGCCTCCACCGCCTGACCTAGAACCAATGCTGCGTCTAAATATCTGTCGAACATCCATTACTTCTGATGGCATAGCATATTCATTGACATCAACCTGGATTGTTAAAAATGCGTAGCTTTCCTCAACGCTGTTACTGCTGCGTTGTCGAAATTTGGCCAATGCACGATCTATGGCAGTGTTGTAATGGATAGGGTCTAATTCGACGTCGATCATTCCTCCGCCTAGCATGGCCTGGATATAATCAACTACTAGTTGTCTTTCGATGTCAGTATCAGTCATGCAGATATTTATCCTATAAATAAGACTATGCCGAGACTCAGTTTATACCGTTCAGAAAAAGGTCACGATTTCAAATTTCTTGATAAGGTAATCAATGAACAGTTCCAGGTTGGCGGTACTGATATCCATGTTCATAAGTATCTAGGACCAATTAATCCTGCAGAAGGAGAAAGTACTCCTGCCCAACCCAACAACACTAATGATATTCCTGAACTAGGTATTCAAGATCTGTTGTTGATGGAAAACAGAGATCGACATTATGAACCAGATGTATATACTATTAGAGGCATATATACCCTGCAGGATATTGATTTCAATCTAAGTCAGTTTGGGATCTTCCTACAAAATGACAATGTAATGATTACTTTTCACTTGAGAAGCAGTTTTGATGCATTAGGTAGAAAAATAATGGCAGGTGATGTGCTAGAATTACCTCATCAGAAAGATGAATTTGCCTTGGATGATAATCTAGTAGCATTAAAAAGATTTTATGTAGTGCAAGAAGTTACTAGACCTGCATCTGGATATAGTCAGACTTGGTATCCACATCTGGTTAGAGCCAAATGTCAACCGATGGTAGATCGTCAAGAATTCCGTGAGATACTAGAACAGGATGCTGGTGCAGGCGATGGCACTACCTTAAAAGATCTGTTGTCAGACTATGAGAGAAGTATAGAGATTAACAATCAGGTTATTTTACAGGCGGAGGAAGATGTGCCCAAGAGCGGATACGAAACTAGACATTTATTCATTGTTCCTAAAGACCTAGCCACTGGACTTGCATTACCAGAAGACGTTAGTAGTACAGCAACGCTTGTCAGTAGTACCGGCCTTAGTGCTAGTGCTGTCTTAACTAGTCCCAATAAAAACTATTATGTAGGTTGGTTAACAGGTGACGGGGTTCCTCCCAACGGTGCTCCCTATGATTTTGGTATAAGTTTTCCTAGTAGTGGTGCTGTGGGACAATATTTTTTAAGAACAGATTATTTGCCTAATAGAATGTTTAGATACGATGGCACACATTGGATCAGGTTTGAAGACAATGTCAGAATGACTATTAGCACATTGGGAGAAACGCAGACTACAGATCAAGATCTAATTAGGAGGAAACTAAAAGCAGGATTTGTTAATAATATTAACACCGCTACTATTGCAGGAGAAGTGGTCATAGAGCGGCAGTCACTGAGTAAGGCTCTCAAACCAAAAGCAGATGTTTAACAGGAAGGCTTTAGCTTAAAATGGACTATTTTTACGACGGTCAAGTACGCAGATATTTGACACAATTTATTAATATATTGAGTAACTTTGCCTACAAAGATGGCAAAGGTAACATTATACAGGTCCCTGTAAGGTACGGAGATATTTCTCGCCAGTCTGCACAGATCCTGAAGAAGAATTCAGAAAATGCTATACCTAATGCCCCGTTCATTGCTTGCTATATCAAAGATCTACAATTTGATCGTCCTAGAATGCAGGATCCTACATTTGTCAGCAAAATTCAAATTCGTGAAAGAGAATTAAACACCGAAGATCCCGAGAATCCCTCATATTTAAATGCCCAGGGAAGTAATTATACTGTAGAAAGAATCATGCCCAGTCCCTATTTGATAACGCTAGCAGCCGATATATGGAGTACCAGCGTAGATCAAAAACTGCAAATATGGGAACAGATTGTGGTATTTTTCAATCCCAGTTTTGAAATTCAAACCACCGATAATTATATTGATTGGACCAGTTTGAGTGTGTTGCATTTAGAAAATCAAACATGGAGTAGTCGCACGGTTCCGCAAGGTATCAACGAAGACATTGATGTGCTGACTATGGTGTTTACCGCACCAGTATGGATTACTCCACCGGCTAAGGTTAGAAAACTAGGCATCATTACCAAAATTATCAGTAATATATTTGCTACCGGTGCTCAGGGAACTATTCAATCGGTATATGGTAAGACTGGTGCTACAGAAATCTTTAATAATATCAGTCCGGATCAAGAAGTTATTGTCACTCCTGGAAATTATGATCTACTGGTCTATAACAGTATGGCTAGATTAGTGCATCATAATTCACAAGGCGACGATATAGATCTAACCGATCCGAGAAATTCTAATTCGTGGCATAAGATTTTAGATCTGTATCCTGGTAAATTTAGAGCAGGACTAAGTCAATTGAGGTTTAGTCAAGCGACTGGTACCGAGACAGTAGCCTATGTTAGTTTAAATCCTATTGATGACTACTCTATGATATTAGTTGTTGATCCTGATACCATACCTACCAATACCGTTATTGCAGGTCGCGGCACAATTGATGCTATTGTAAATCCTCAAACTTTTAATCCGGCATCAGTGACCTCGGGGACTAGATACCTTATATTAGAAGATATTAATAACAATAGTATGTATGGAACAGCAGGGTTTTCAGGACCAGTTGCTTGGAAAAATTCTGACTTTAGCGATTTTCAGGCACATGCCAATGATATTATAGAATGGGACGGAGCAAAATGGTCAGTGGTATTCGATTCTCAAAATTCTACAGACATTGTCTATGTCACTAACTCTTTTACAGGTATTCAGTATCAGTGGAAGAGCGGTGATTGGAGCAAAAGTTACGAAGGAGTTTATAACAATAAACTATGGCGTTTGGTACTGTGAATCAAATTATCTGTAGTGGTGGATTATTTTTAGCCGCAGATACACATCGATTTTTATTGATGCTTAGAGCTCATAGTAAAACCGCAGGATGTTGGGGTTTTGTAGGAGGCAAAAAAGAACCATCAGACACAACTCCTTTTGATACACTGAAAAGAGAAATTGAAGAAGAAATTGGTCCTAGTCCACAGATAAAAAAAGTTATTCCTTTGGAACTGTTTGTTAGCAACGATCAAAAGTTTCAGTACAATACATATGTACTGTTGGTAGACAATGAATTTATTCCTGTTCTAAACCAAGAACATTCAGGATATGCCTGGTGCGAATATGACAACTGGCCGAGACCCTTACACCAGGGCGTAAAAAACAGTTTTACCAATAAAATTATTAGAGCTAAACTGGAACTGTTATTAGATTTAGTCTAATAGATCAGGACCAAATGCCCAGGTTCCTAAATGTCTTAATTCTTGGCTGAGCTGGCTATCAATCTTAACAGAATATCCAGCTGCTGCCATTTTTTGGCAGAGGATCATATCCTCTCCTAAATGATCGTTACTGTCTGGACTCCATCCAAACTCAAACCATGGTTTAGGAATCTTCGAAAAAATTTCCGTACGCATCAGCATACAGCCCATTCCTACTCCCTGTACTTCTACAAGATGATTGTAGATATCAAATGGTAAAGGATTGTTCCAATCGCCAATTACTTCATAAGCAACACCTTTTGCTGGGAGCTGTCTACGAATATAGTTACAGGCTACTACGGGTTCATCGTGAGCCATTAGTCGCATGGCAGTGGTAGCAGGAAAAGTGATATCGCTGTCTAGCCACAACAGATATTCTGCACCTAAATTAACAGCTTCAGTAGCTAGTCGCTCTCTTTGTGTTAGTAAAATAGTACTAGCATCCATAAACACATGCGTGTCAATATCGTTCATGGTGTTGAGTTTGATCATTTCTGCTAGACAAAGAGCGTGTGCAGAATGTAAAGTATCCCTGCAAGGGATCAGTACTGCCAGTTTGCCTTTTTTAGTTGTCCAACTAGAACTTGTGAATACGCTTTTCTTTTTCATGCCCCTGCCACGTCTTTACTGAGTGTTTCACCTTTGATTACCAATCCCTGTATGGCATTAAGTAAATCTTGGGTGCGTTTTGCACACATTATAAAGTCACTGGGGCTGAGTTTGCAAGCGGTATTCATGGTTTCGTAGCTGATTTTTCCTCCAGTTAATATTTCTATAGCACTGGTTCTAGCCAAATCTTCAATAAATGCATCTTTTGATTGTTCTTCTGTCCTGTTTAACAGTTCGTCGCATTCATCTTGTTCTAATTCATCTAGCAATTCTGACAGATATTGTAATTCTTTAGTTTCTTCAGCAGTTAGAGTTTTTTGTTCAGTTAATTCTTGTATCCTGTTGACAAATCTTATCAATGATTCTGGATTAGTTGTACGATCCCACCACACAATGTTATCTAATTCCCACTTGTTGGTAGTGACGTTTGATTTTGAGATTAGATTTTTAAGTTGATTTAAATTCATAATGTTAGCTAAAAGGTGTTGTTTTGCCGCCAAAGGTAAGAGAAAGGCTGATCTGTGTACCAGTTGTTTGTCCTATTGTATAAGTAGATCTTGCTCCAAGAATTGAGCTCAGTTTAATATTTTGTCCACCAGAAGGTGCATCACCTGTTGTGCCTGGAGCGATATTTGTATAAGCTCGATTTACTTGTCCAAATGATATTTGTGCCCCCGTTGCTGGTAATGCCATATTGTTTTCCTAGCGGCCCTATATTTAACGACCTGAGTTATAACTTTATTAGAATGTGAGTTCGATGTATTTATTAAATAATTTTTAACTCTCGTACTGGTGCTTCTAGGATACCAACTGTTAGATTTAATTAACCTTTATACACAAGTTTTTTAATTTCTGGAAGGTACAGATATTTGATCTCGGAATTTTTCATGGTATCAATGGCATCTTTCACGACTTCGACTAGAGGATGTCCGGCAAGATTAAAACTGGTGTTAAACAATATAGGGACCCCAGTTTTTTTGTAAAAAGATTCAATTAATTCTCGATAATGTAAATTATCGAATTGGTTTACAGTTTGTATTCTACACGTTCCGTCTACATGTGCTATTGCAGGAATTTGATTTAACTTGTCTTCTTTTACTGGAATAGCATACATCATATATGGACTGTCTTTTAGACCAGCCATTTCAAACCATTCGTCCGCATGTTCGGCTAGTATAGATCCAGCAAAGGGTCTAAACCATTCTCTACCTTTTACAGTATTGACAATATCTTTACCTTTAGGATTCCGTGGATCAAACAATATGCTACGATTTCCTAAAGCTCGGGGTCCACCTTCTGCCCTGCCAGAAAATATAGCCACTATGTTTTGATCTATAATAAGTTGTGAAATATCATCAACAGTAGCCTCACTGATTTTAAAACCAGCCGTATTAACTAGACTATCGATATCATTGTAATTTGGAAAAAAACCCAGGTAGAGAGATCTTAACGGATCTTTTTCTTTTGATTCACTATAGGCATGCCAGGCTAACTTGGCTAATCCAATTGCTGTACCACCATCGTGCGATATAGGATCAACATAAAAATTTATGTCAGGGAATCTTTTTTTATAATAATAGTTAGCAACACAATTTAATCCATAGCCACCCGATAAGACTACATTTTTTTCTCTAGATAAATCAATTGCTTTTTCAATTAAATCGCCGACCAGTACTTGAGTTTCTTGTTGGATTTTCCATGCTAGATTTTTATCTACGATTGTTATTTTTTCAAGGTGCTGATGCCAATCTTTAGGATCCTGCCTTCTTGCCAGATAATTATATCTATTTTCATCAATGTATGCTCCCGCTGGATAATAAGGGATCAGTAAATTTTTATTTCCTAAATTTTCTATAAAAAAATCTGGAATTTTATTATCTGGGGAACCATAAGGAGATAATCCCATGGTTTTTCCTGCTTCAATAAACCCAAACCCTAAATATTCCGAAACAGCTTCATAGGCCTTGACAATGGTCACAGAGTCGTGGTGTTCTTCTGTGCCATCAAAAATATAACTTGAATTATTACTCCAATATTTTTTATATAATTTTGTAAATTGATGCGGATAATTGCAACTGTAAATAGACTCAGTTTCAAATGATATATAAGAGTTTTCTTTATTATCTAAACTTCCACTACCATCAACAACAACAGCCACGGCTGATTCAAACCCAGAATTATAAAATGCCGAAGCAGCATGCCCGATATGATGATCATGGCCTACTTTGGTAATTTTAACATTTGGATTGAATTTTCTTGCCAGAGCGGAATAAGGATCTTCTCCAGTCCATGGTAGCAAAGCATATTCGGTAGTAGTTCCTCCTATTACAAGTTCATTGATTAAAAATGTTTCTAATATGGAAATCATTCCTCTAAAAGGATTACCGTCGTACTTTAATCTAGATAAACGTTCTTCCTCGCAATAATACTGCAATTTACCATCAGTTACCAGTGCGATAGATCCGTTATGTCCGGGATTAATTGATAAAATATTATACATTTGATTTATTTTTTCTTCTCAATATCCAAAACAATTTTATCAAAGATTTCTTTTATTTCTTTTTCAGTTAGGTCCATTAGCCCTTCATTGATTCTATTTGCTAATCCCGATTCTAATTCGCTTAATCTCAAAGGTGCGTATTTTTTAACTCCTGGTTTTTCCCAAATTTGAAAATAATCAGGATAAGATGTGTTTGCGGGAAATGTTGATCCATAAATTACAGTACCGGGTTTACCAGCCGATCGAGCCATGTGTTGTCCTACACTGTCAACCCCTACAAAATAGTCGGCCGCATCAATAAGAGCTGCCCAATCTCTAATAGAAATAATATCCATTTTTTGAGTAAAAGTATCTTCGGTCATTTTAAATGAGTGATCTCCAAAGAACAACACATTATAGTTTTTTGATAACTTTTCTGCTAGAGATAAAAATGATTTTTTGTTCATACTGCGTACAGATGAATCAAAAACATCCCCGGCTGCCCACCCAGCACTTGAACCAAAGGGCTGAAACACTATGGTTTTTGTTTTTTTGGTCTGTGCCTTTATATTAGCAATGATAGAGGAAGCCCATACTTTTTCTTGTCTATTAAACTTTAATACAGGGGAGCCTAGATCACTGTGGTCACTGGTCTTATTAATTATTTCATCAAATGCCTGTGCGATTGAAAGCTGTTGACGTAGATATCCAGCAACTCTATAAGGTTCTGGGGAATGTATAATGTCAGCATTCAATACAATATTTTCAAATATTCCTTTAGAATCTGGATTAAACGTTCGATCTTGGAGAGCTGGAATGCTCCAATACAGCGTATCCCACCC